GATACCAGCTGCACTAAAAACCTTCTCTAGGAGACTCTCTATTCCTTTTAGTTGACTTGTGGGATTACCTTTAGCAATACCTTCTTTAGCTGCATAGGCATTTAATGGATTTAGTTTCTCTGCCGCCTTTCCTGCTAGACCCTTAAATCCACGCATAAAGTTACCAGCACCCTCCTGCATCTTATCAAGACCTAATCTACCACCAACGTTGCTGGCAAAAGATTTAACTTTGGAACCACCCTCCCTCAATTTAGAAACAATATTACCAAATAAACCTTTCTTACCTACTGCCTTACTTGCTGCATTTTTGATAGGCTGAGCAGCTTTAGCTGCTAATCTAGCAATAGCTTGTCTAGCAGAATTCAGAGATCTGGCTAGAGTACCAACTACCTTTTTAATGCCACTAACTAGTAAATCAACTACCTTTGAAGTTACCCTTCTTATGGAGTTGAATACTTTCCTAGCTATTCTAAAGGAAGAGGTTGCTATTTTTCTAGCTAATCTAAATGCCGCACTAGCAATTCTACGTATCCCCCCGACTACGGACCTAAAGATACTATCAAATACCGCAAAAATACCACGAATATTTGGTAAAGTATCTACAAGAGCTTCCTTAAAAGAATTAATACCAAAATCAAACGACTCTATATTAGAAAGTAGTTCTGGTAGATTATCAATTAACCAAGCAGCGCCCAATAATAGTAGAGCTTTTTTTAACCTATCCCAGAATCCACCAAGAATATCATTTGTTTTTTTCGCAGTCTTTTGTAAAGGAGCTATAGCAGATTCAGCCGCCTTTGATATTCCCTCTACAAAATTTTCTCTAGTTGCTCTCTTATTCTTCTCAACTCTTAATGATGTTTGTCTGGTTTCTTCTTTCTCTGTTTTTAATTCTTGTGTTCTCTTGTTAGAGATAATATTATAAAGATTTTCAATAGACTGCTTATTAGTCCGAGCTTGGTCGGAAATATTAGTTGCTGACTGTTGAAAATTAGTATTTAAAGTTCGCGTTATTTCTGAAAATTTATTAGCAACAACGATAGCAGCCTTCGGCTCCACTGTTGCTCCAGAACCACCAGAATTTTTGCCACCACCATTGCCACCCATTCCGCGTGAAGCGCGGAACATAGCGACCCTCTGTTCTTTTGATAGGTATGCCCCTGATTGGGGATCAACACCTGAAGTAGCAGCTCCAAATAAACTCATTTGTAGTATTACTATTGTGCCATACGCTGTTCTTCTTCCTCAATCCAGTTTTTTAATAGAGTGACATATATATCTCTCTCCCAAGGGATTAGATCTTCAATGTCTCTAAGGCTGTATTTATGGTGTTGGATTAGCGCAAAGTTTGTTTTGTAGTATGACTCAAGGTCTTCATGAGCCATACTTATGCGAAAAAAGATCCTAGCCCCTCAAGTACAACATCACTAACTACTTTAGTTTCTGGGTTAGTAACTTGAATAGTGTGACTTAGTTTAGGCATTGTTGTAAAGAACTTTTCAATTCCTTCAAACTGCTTTGGTTCTAAATCTTCAATCCATTCAATTAACTCACCCCTAGTAGATTCAGATGATGCCCAAGACTCTTCTTCAGAGAAGATCATACCAATAGAGGAGGCAATTAAATCTAGACTTTCAACGATACTTACATCCTCGTTGTCAGCATTCATAACATTTTCAATACTAGGATACTTCATCTGTACAGAATAAGTATCATCTATTTTAACATTAGGTGTGTGTTCACTATCAAAAATAACTTTAACTTCATCTAAAAAGATTGTCTCGGTTACTTTTGTTATCCCATCATCTGGGCAAGTAATAATAACTTCAACATCTTCCCCAATGGACTTGCCACGGATACATAAGAATAAGTATTCAATGTCAAATGTTGCTAGATTTTCTGTAGAAAATCCTTTAGTGATTACACATGCCTCAATGACATCTTTAATCGCTCGGACCATTTCATTTTGGTCGTTGGATTCACGGGCTAAAATGAGAACTTTCTCCTCTTTAACTAGAAAGGGGCGAAACTTGACTTTTTTTCCCGTAGAAGGTACAACTGCCTCATGGGTCACTTTGGCGATCTTTGGAAGTGCCATATTATAATAAAGGGAATGCTATAGTTATTTAGACACCTAATTCTGGTATAATCTCATTAAAGGTAGCGTCAAAGCAGACTGAACTTCACTAGGCATTAGCATAAACAAAGGAGTTGTATTTCCCCCAAAATTATAGTTTCTTTGCTGACCAATATGTAAATTCATACCAGTCCATCCCCAGTCATACACCCCTTTGACCTGAACTATGGGATATCTATCGCTTAGTAGGTTTGGTGTTGAAGCAAAGTATACGTACACATAGACTTTACCTGGTATTGGCATTTGAGTTTGAGTATCACTCAATAATAGTATGAGATCATCCATAATATCTTCGGCATACTCAGCACCATTAAGTTCATCTAATAATGGACGAATTCTATTATTAGATTTAGTTTTACTTTTTCTTTTAGCCATTATGGACTAGTAGTTTTGGTGTTAGATGCTCTAATAGTATCCGAATTAACATATTCAGAGTTAAATCCATACCTAGATATGTCTCGCATATCATTAAGGAACTGATTCAAATAAGCTGGTCTCAATATAAATATATTTCTTTTAGCATCGTTTCTGTTGGTCTCGTATTCAAAGTTAGATATTGCGGTTACTGGGGAGATTGTTCTTAAAGGATTATCTGGATCTGGGATAGTAAAATCTGGAGCAACTACAACCCCTCTTGGATAAATTAATCTACCCTGATTATCTCTAACCTCAGTACTTACATATTGATTGACATCATTAGCAGCCAGACCATACTTTTCTGTAACATAGTCATATAATTGCTGTGATGTGATTGGATAATCATTTTGAAAGTTTATAATGTCGGCGGTCACAAGAACAACCCAATCAAGGTCAGACGCACCATATACATTGTATGCTATCTGATCCGGTCTTTCGTCACCACGAATCTGATATTTCTGAAATACTGTTACATTATTCTGTAAGTCATCTCTCAATTTTCCCCTAACGAAAATATTCTTCATTAGAATATAATCTTGAGATCCTGTACTAGAATTCAAAAAGTTCTGGTATTGAATATTTGGTAACTGTCTAAAATATGTCATCAGAATCCAACTCCATCTGTTATATCAGCATAATCTTCATTATATACTGGGCTCAATTCTCTAAACCTAAGTTGCATCTCCATTTTTACTGGAGTGCCATCACTATAAGTGGCATATGATCCAGTGCCAACATAATTTACATTCATACCAACCAAAGCTGATTGCCTTATAGTATATAAAAATGGATGAGCACCTGGACCCTGCATAAATTTAGGCTGAAAAACATCTGGAGCTTGAATAAATGCTCCCGCACCAGCACCACTGGAAGCGCTACTTTTAGCAGCCATACTCCTCTTTAATAGATTAATAATCTGCTTAATTTGTAGAGATTCATTAGCATCTCTTGGTGTGAGGCTGAAGCTATAATTAAACTCCCTCAAAATAACACCTTTAAATAGAAGCTCAAGGTTTGGGTTTAATACTTGACCAGTAGTTCTACCAATTATCGAGTTCGCAGAAATATTACCACTAAAAACATTAACTGCTTCCCCAACCAATGCCTTTTTAACAGCGTCAGCAAGTTTTGGATCCTTTAGAGCATTTAAAGCTCCATCAAAGCTGCCTTTAACTGACGTTGCTAGAGATTTGGCATTATCCTGTAATGACTCGCCTGGTTTTACACTATCAACAGCATTTTCAGCAGCATTAAAACCAGCCAACTGAAGAGAATTTAGACTATCTTGGTCCCAAGTAACAGAATTTTGATCAGTGATATTATCTGGCATTGGTAAGATAATATTTCCTATACTATCTCTCAAATTTCTAGTAGATTGACTACCCGGAATATTAAAAATAGCACCACCTGACCTACCACCAAAACCTGAAGGATTAGGTGGCTGATAATTAAAAATATTTATCATAAAGTAGTCATTATTGCCACTGGCAATATTGGTAGGATACTGAAGTTGTCTTCTTAATGCCATAATTCTTCAGCTTTTATGTATTTAGTTGGTAAAAAGATTAAGAACATCTGAAACAGGTCCAGATATCCTATTGATAGTATCGGTAATTCCAGTCAAATTACGATTAAGTCCTGGAAAAGCATTTTCTAAACCATCTTGAACGACATTTGTCAGACCAGAGCCTAGATTATAACCAAATCCCCTCACAACATCATATGATAAGATAGAACCCGCAATATATCTATCGTACCTAAACTCACAAGTCACCCTAGTCAATTCACTGTTGGGTCCATATCTTACTGGTGTTGATGATAGATTGATTGGAAATAGCCCTAGGAATGAATATTCCATCAACCTCTCAACATCAGATTCAAACTTATATATTTTTGTAGAGTTACACTTATATCCAGTTGATGAGTCATTAGGATAATTCATCCTATATGTGTAATTACTATCCGCGTAATTACCAAAACCATTACCACTGGCAGCATATTCCATCCAGTGCTCAAAAAACTTAAGTGATCTATATCTATTATCACAATAAAACTCCAAACTCAATGAGGTATAGATCCTCCTATGAGCCATTGTTTCTGTAATCCCAGTAAAGTTAGTGGATTCAATACCCGCCAATGATGACCCAGGAAGCTGGGCACCATAACAAAGAAGACCAGAATCTTCGGTTATAAAAGAATTATCTACACCACGTTGCCCCAAATAACCCCTCAATCCAGAGGAAAGACCGCCAAACTCTACCTGATAGTAATTTGACCTTGACAAATTACCGATTAGTGGTTTGACATCTTCTATCTTTAGCTGTCTAGGCACACTAAATACAAACAAACTACCTGTTCTATTTATGTCCTATAAGGGAATCTATAAACCAGAAAATCCAAAGAAATATATTGGCAATGCTAATATGATTGTTTATAGGTCACTATGGGAAAGAAAGTTTTGCGTATATTGTGACACCAAAGATGCTATAAAGCGTTGGGCGTCAGAGGAGATT